TTTCCTGGTCCGCGTCGATGACGGCCGCGGCAAGGACGATCCGCTGAACCTGATTATTGAAGTCAGCGGCGAGCGCGACGCCGACAAAGCTGCCAAGGTCGCCACTGCCCGCAATCTGTGGGTTCCCGCGGTGAACAACGCCGCGACCTGGGGCCGGTGGGACTTCATCGAGATCGCCGATCCGTGGGACGCGAAGAACACGGTCCAGGCATACTTGAAAAGAAGCTTGTGAGAGCCAGGCTATGAGCAAGGCAAGAAGCAAACACAGCAGCGGCACTCCACCGCGTTTGACGGTCACCATGAAGGGACCGAAGGTAGGCGATGCGCGCTTGTCAGCCGCCGACCTTGCTGAGATTGTCAAGCGCACGCAACAGGCGTTGAAGCGAGTCGGCCGCGTTCTTTACGGTCAGGACTCACAGCGACAAGGACGCGACAGGGCCGATATTGAACAACTCTGCGAACTCTTCCTTATCGCGTGGAAGCCGGGAAGCGCGGTTGCGCAACTGGAGCTTGGCGCGCCGCCGGCGCAGATGGACATGTTCGGCTACATCGGCGAGGAGAGTGTCAAGGCACTTGTGGGCGGTATGCCCCAGATTCAGCAGACCAATGTCACAGCAACCAACCTTCCCCGTGGCTTCGATCGGGGAGTGCTTCAGACGTGTGATGCCCTCGCGAAGGTCCTGGACCATGGCATCGACACCATCACGTTCGAGTCTCAGAACGGCCGCGCCGGTGCGGCGTTTACGTTGGACACACCTCTTCGGAATCGCGTCCGGGAACTGCTGGGTCAACCCGTCGATGTGTCGAGCGCTGCGAAAACCGGCCGGCTGGAGGAACTCAACGGGCACGGTGCGCTGACGGGACGATTGTGGGAGGCCGACGGGACCAAGTGGATGTGCCATTTCAAGCAAGAGCACATTGAGCAGTTGCCCGAGGCCTGGATGCGGACTGCCCGAGTCGTCGGCCGGGCGATCGTTGAGGAAGGGAAGGAGCGGGTCCTTGAAGTCGAATCGCTAGTTGTGCTCGACGACGAGATGGTCCCTCCAACCGCCCGGGAGGCAGCGCCCTTCTGGAAATCGCTGTCGCTTGAGGAACTCGCCGAGCAGCAGGGCGTGGCGGCGGTGTCCGATCTCGACGCGATCAGCGCGCTTTGGCCGGTTGACGACGATCCCGATGAACTCCTGCGGCACATCCTCCACGAACGTGAGGCCCGTCGCACGCTCGCGGAGGGAGGTAACGCCGCATGAGCGTGGTCCTCCTCGATACCAGCGTCGCCAGTCTTCTTCATCCCAAGAAGAAGAACGATCCCTTGCGCGCCAAGTACGAGCCCCATATGCGTGGGCAGACCTTGGCGCTCAGTTTCCAGACCGTGGCCGAGCTTTGGGACTGGGCTGAAAAGAACAACTGGGGCGCTAAGGCGAGGGAAGGACTCGACGCATTCATCCGTCGGTTCCTGGTCATTCCCTACGATTACGACTTGGCAAAGACCTGGGCACGGGTGATGTCGGGTTCGCGGGCCGCCGGTCGGAGGCTCGAGGCCGGCGATTGTTGGATCATCGCCACGGCCGTGCATCGCGACCTGCCACTGCTCACCCATGATCGGGATATGGTCGGACGTGCAATCAATGGGCTGAACGTGGTGAGCTATCTCGACTCCGACGCGCCCAAGTCGGATGGTTCATCCTGCGTGACGCCGGGACAAAGGGAGACCTCGCATGCGCCGGATTCACCTCGGCAACGCGGAGAAGCAGATCCTGGTCGAGCTATACGGCCAGACCCGTAAGACCGTGGATGACCTGCCCTACACCGAGGAGTTCGAGACCCTCTACACCAAGTTCGTCGCTCGATCTGGTCGGGTCATGACACGCCACGACGTCTGGCGAGCGCTGGCCAGTCAGCGCAAGGCCCGCCGTCTGGTCCGCAAGGAACGCTGAACCGAGCAAGGGGAGACCGCATGGCACGGAAGAAAACCACCGGCACCGGCCGCGGCCGAAGCGTCGAGGCCGTCCGGCACAAGCACAAGCGCAAGAACATCCCCACCGAGGAGCTGCGCGACTTCGTGCGCGAGGAAGAGCAGCAGCCGCGGAAGGTGCTCTACCCGCGCGACCCGGACCTCGATCCGCAACTGGTCTGGAATGGCAAGGACGAGCAGGACGCCGCGCCGCTGGAAGTGCCCGCCGTGCCCGTCTACATCCAGGAGAAAATCCACCCCCAGGCCATCATTGACCAGTGGATCGTGGATAGTGAAAAGTGGATGGCCGAACACGGAAAGCCGTCCCGACCATCCACCATCCACGATACACCGTCACTATTCGCCGACTTCAACGGCCTGCCGGCCGCTTTTGCCGACCGCGTGGACTTCTACCACCACGAGGGCAACTGGTCCAACCGCCTGATCCTGGGCGACTCGCTGCTGGTGATGACCAGCCTGGCCGAGAAAGAGGGCCTCAAGGGCCAGGTCCAGATGATCTACATCGACCCGCCCTACGGCATCAAGTTCGGCTCCAACTGGCAGGTCTCGACGCGCAAGCGCGACGTGCGCGACGGCAAGGCCGAGGACGTGGTCCGCCAGCCCGAACAGATCAAGGCCTTCCGCGACACGTGGCAGCTCGGCATCCACTCGTACCTGGCCTACCTCCGCGACCGCCTCGTCGTCGCCCGCGACCTGCTCACCGAGTCCGGCTCCGTCTTCGTGCAGATCGGCGATGAGAACGTCCACCTCGTGCGATGCCTGCTCGACGAGGTGTTTGGGGCCGACAATTTCATTTCGCTGATTGCCTTTGCCACAACCAGCGGCTTTGAGACGAAAGAACTTGCGCGTGGTGGGGATTACTTGCTTTGGTACGGGAAGAACAAGGAGGGCGGGATTAAGGTCAGGGCCTTGTTCGAGGATGCGCAAAAGGAGGGCGGGGCCAGCGGCTATCGCTGGGTGATGTCTAGCGACGGAAGTTACCGCGCGCTGACAGTTGAGGAGGTCCGAGGGGATGCGCCACTGCCAGCTAACGTAAGATTCTACAAGCCCGACAACACGCTTTCCCAAGGTGCGTCGTCGGAACGGCAAGACTTCCAGTACAACGGTAAGACATACAGCCCGGGGGTCAACTCGCATTGGAAGGCTCAGTATCCCGACGGCATGCGCCGACTTGCGCGGGCGGGACGGTTCCATGTGTCTCGAAACACAATCCAATACGCTCGCTTCGCAGACGACTTCGCAGTCAAGAGCCGAAATAACATTTGGACGGACACCATCACGGGACAGTTCACAGAAGACAAGGTGTTTGTCGTCCAGACTAACACGAAGGTCATCGAGCGTTGCATCCTGATGACTACCGACCCCGGCGATCTGGTGCTGGACCCGACGTGCGGGAGCGGGACGACGGCGTACGTCGCCGAGCAGTGGGGCCGGCGGTGGATCACCATCGACACCAGCCGCGTCGCCCTGACGCTGGCCCGCACCCGCCTGATGGCCGCCAGGTTCCCCTACTACTACCTGGCGGATGACCATCCACAGATTGCACAGATGAACACAGAGGAGGAAATCAAGTACCATCTGCGTAAATCTGTGACATCTGTGGATCGCTCCTCCGGCGACGTGCGCAAGGGGTTCATCTACAGGCGCGTGCCGCACATCACGCTCAAGTCCATCGCCAACAACGAGGAAATCGACGTTATCCACGCGAAGTGGCAGCCGCAGGTGGAAGAGGCGCTGGCCCGGCTGAACGCGGCCCTGCGCGGTCACCAGACGCCGTTCGCGGTGACCGAGGGCGGCCGGGCGGGGCACGAGGTCCGCTTCGACGCCCCGGCCGACGCGACCTTCACCATGCCCAGCGGCCAGGTGGTGCCGGTCTGCGCGCTGGTCGAGTGGGAGGTGCCGCGGCAGGCCCCGCAGGACTGGCCGGCGGCGGCGCACCAGGCCCTGGAGGAGTTCTGGCGGCTGCGCCGGGCGCGGCAGAAGGAGATCGACGACTCGATCCAGCGCCGGGCCGAGTACGAGGTGCTGTACGATCAGCCGTACGAGGACCCCAAGCGCGTCCGCGTGACAGGCCCGTTCACGGTCGAGAGCCTCTCGCCGCACCGGACGATCAGCGTGGAGGAGAAGCGCGACCGGGCCGAAAGGCCGCGCGACTGGGGCGCGGGCGACGCCGCGCCGCCGCGGACGCTCAAGACGATCGGCCCGGACGACTTCGGGCGGATGATCCTGGAGAACCTGCGCACCGCTGGCGTGCAGACGGGCAAGAAGGGCGAGCGGCTGAAGTTCGAGACGCTGGAACCCTACGCCGGCCAGTGGATTCACGGCCGGGGCGAGTACGTCGAGAAGGACGGCACGCGGAAGCGGGCGGCCGTGTGCATCGGCCCCGAGCACGGCACGGTCGGGCCGGAACTGGTGAAGGAGGCGGCCAAGGAGGCGGTGCAGGGCGTGGGCTTCGACGTGCTGATCGTCTGCGGCTTCGCCTTCGACCCGCACGTGAGCGAGGAGGCCAAGCGCTACGGCAAGCTGGTGGTGCTGCCGTGCCGGATGAACCCGGACCTGGCCATGGGCGACCTGCTGAAGAAGACGGGCAGCGGCAACCTGTTCATGGTCTTCGGCGAGCCGGACGTGGCCGTGAAGAAGGCCGCGGGCGGCAAGCTAACGGCGGAGATCAAGGGGCTGGATGTGTACGACCCGACGACGGGCGAGATTCGCTCGTCCAGCACGGACGACATCGCCTGCTGGTTCATCGACACCAACTACAACGGCGAGAGCTTCTTCGTGCGGCACGCCTACTTCACCGGGGCCGACGAGCCGTACGACAAGCTGAGGCGGGCGCTGCGGGCCGAGGTGGACGAGGCGGCCTGGTCGGCGCTGTACGCGACCATCAGCCGGCCGTTCGACCGGCCCGAAACGGGCAAGATCGCGATCAAGGTCATCAACCACTACGGCGACGAGGTGCTGAAGGTGTACGAGGTGGAGGCGTAGTGAATGGCGAAGCGACGCCTGCCGGCAACTGATCCGAACGGGAAGCCCGCGACCGTAGACGAACTTGACACCGCCATCCTCGACCTGCTGGCCCGGCTGCCGCTCAAGTGGTCCCCGCTGGACGTGGACGGCCTGTCGGCCGTGGAGCAGGAAGCGCTCCGGCTGCTGACGGCCGGCGGGATGGTCGAGCGGCGGTTCTCATTGCGGCTGCGGTTGATCGGTCACGGCGAGGCTGTGGAGGCGACGGTCACGGCCACGGGTGCAGGCGGGCTGGCCCAGGCGTTCGAGCCGGTGCTGAAGGCGGCCTGGCAGGCGTGGGCCGGCGACTACCTCAAGGGCCGGGCCGGCGGGCCGCAGGACCAACCGACGTTTCATTGTGAGCGCATCGGTGCGGAGGAAGCGCGGCTGACGGCGGACGGCCAGCAGGCGCGGGCCGACATCGAGGCGGGGAAGGCTCGCACGGTGCTGGATTTCCTGCACCGGCGGACGCTGGTCTTCATGGGCGTGACCGTGCCGGGCCACGGCCGCACCGAGAAGCTCCGCACGGTCAAGGTCGTCTCCGAGCCGACGGCCCCGCTGCAGGTCGAGGTGGTCAACAACGGCCCGCTGGCGGCGATTGCCGACACGCTGGCCAAGTGGTTCGAGCGGCAGGCCAAGCAGGTACCTGACGACTTGATTACGATGCAGATCGCGCTGGACGAGTTTGAGACAAAGGAAGCGACGATTCGCCGCAAGATCAAGAAGGGGGAACTACGCGACTACCGACCGGTCGGCGCGGGGAAGAACTCCAAGCTCCTGCTGTCGCGGGCCGAGCTTGCCCGCCATTTCGGCCGCAAGTAATAGACCCCTGTCAAGCCCGTCTGCTCGATCATTTGCGGTCATTTTGCGGTCATTGTGCGCGCAAGTGCGGTCAAGTGCGCTCACGCCCCAAGTCCGGCTCCGAACCACCCTTATATTCGCGGCATGGACCGGCGATTCATCACGCTGAGCAGACTGGCCGCGCGATTGGGCCTGCCGCGGCGATTCCTGCGTGAGCAGGCCCGACGCGGCCTGATCCCGTACCTGCTGGTCGGCGGGCGGATGCGGTTCGAGGAAGCGGCCGTCTGCGAGGCGCTCCGCCGCCAGTCGGTCGGGCGGCCGGACGCCGGTGCGACCGCGGAGGTCGAGCGTGCCCGGTGACCTTACCAGCACCGTCCGGCCGACCCCGACCGCCGCCCGCCGGCGACCGCGACGCGGCCATCCGCCTGCGGCCGGTGTTGCTTCGACCGATCGAGTGGGCGACTTCGAGCTGCGGATCGTGCTCGCCGACGAATCTCCCGAGTCACGCCGGCGGTGGGAGCAGCGGAGCGAGGCGCTCGCCGCCTGGCTGCTGAGCCGGTGGCGTGAGCAGCACGGGCCGGAGGGGCGGAACTGATGGACGGCCTGGACCTCATCCGCCGGAACACGCCCGCGGGCCTGCGGGAGCCGCCGCAGTGGGTCTGCTGGCGCTCCGAGAACGCCCCGGACGGCCGGTCCCGCAAGGTGCCCTGCGACCCCAAGACGGGCCGGCCGGCCAGTAGCACCGACCCGGCGGCGTGGAGCGCCTTCGAGCAGGCGCTGGAGGCCTGCGCCGGCGGCGGCTACGCCGGCGTGGGGTTCGTCTTCACCGCCGCCGATCCCTTCTGCGGCATCGACCTGGACGACTGCCGCGACGAGGCTGGCACGCTGGCCGGCTGGGCGGCCGCGATCGTGGGGGAGCTGGCGAGCTACGCGGAGATCAGCCCGTCCGGCCGAGGCGTCAAGGTGTTCGTCCGGGCGGTCAAGCCGGGGCCGCGGTGCCGTACGGCGTGCGAGGGCGGCGAGGTCGAGCTGTACGACCGCGACCGGTTCTTCACCGTCACGGGCCACGTGCTACCGAACGTCCGCGGCGACGCGGAAGAGCGGCAGGCGCAGGTAGACGCGCTGTACGAGCGGCTGTTCGGGCCGGCCGACAACGATGCTTCCGCGACCGGCCCGGCGGGTGCGCCACGCGAGTTTACGGCGGCCGCCCCGTGCGTGCTCTCCGACGACGAGATCATCCGCCTGGCCGGAAGCCTCAGGCGGAAGAGCGGCGCGGGGCAGAAGTTCGCCGACCTGTTCGAGGGCCGCTGGGAGGGCTACTTCGGCTCGGCCAGCGAGGCCGATTCGTCGCTGTGCTGGACGCTGGTGTATTACACCAAAGACCCCGGCCAGATCGACCGCCTCTTCCGCCGGTCGGGCCTGTACCGCCCGAAGTGGGACGAGCGGCACGGCCGGGCGACCTACGGGCAACTGACCATCGAAAAGGCCCTGGCCGGCGTGACCGGGCAGTACACACCGCCGAAGCGCTGGGCTGCACACGAGCGAACGGACGCCGCAACGGATACCACCGGCGACCCGCCCGACGAGCTGCCGCCGCTGTATCGGCCGGACGTGGTGGCCCGGCTGTTCCGCGAGGCGAACGCCCGGCTGATCTACTGGCGTGACGTGTTCCACCTGTACGGCAGGACGTGCTATCAGCCGCTGACTGAGGCCGAGCTGGGTGCCCGCGTCGCGGCCTTCATCACGGAGGTGGGCTGGTGGGCCCGGCCGGCCCGCAAGGTCGGACTGGCTTACGAGAAAGGGGCCATCCCGCACCCGGACTACGGCGACCTGATGGTGGTGCTGGAGAAGGTCGTCCCCAAGGTCGCCCACATCCGCGAGATCTTCCTGCAACTGAAGATCGACTACCTGCCCGACGCGACCGACGCCCCGATCTGGCTGACCTACTTCACGCGGCCGCTGGCGGTAGAGTTGCTAGCCTGCGCCAACGGATTGCTGCACCTGCCGACGGGGCGGCTGCACCCGCACGACGAGGAGCTGTTCGCGCTCAACGCGGTGGACTACGACTACGAACCGCGGGCCCCCGCCCCGTCCGCCTGGCTGGCGTTTCTGTATGACCTGTTCGGGGACGACCTGGAGTCGGTCGAGACGCTCCAGGAGCTGTTCGGCTACTTCCTCCTGCCGGACACCCGCCAGGAGAAGATCGGCCTGATCGTCGGCCCCAAGCGGAGCGGCAAGGGCACCATCGGCCGGGTGCTCACGGGTCTGCTGGGCAAGGCCAACGTGTGCGCCCCGACGCTGGCCAGCCTGGGGACGAACTTCGGCCTGTGGCCCCTGCTGCACAAGCCCCTGGCAATCATCAGCGACGCCCGATTGAGCGGCCGGACCGATCAGGCGGTGGTGGTCGAGCGGCTGCTGAGCATCAGCGGCGAGGACACCATCACGGTGGACCGCAAGCACCTGGCCCCGTGGACGGGCAAGCTGCCGACGCGGTTCCTGATCCTGACCAACGAGCTGCCGAAGCTGTCGGACGCCTCGGGCGCGCTGGCCAGCCGCTTCGTGCTGCTGTGTCTGACGCGGTCGTTCTACGGGCGCGAGGACATGCTGCTGACGGACCGGCTGCTGGAGGAACGCCCGGGCATCCTGAACTGGGCGATCCAGGGCTGGCGGCGACTGAACGAGCGCGGCTACTTCGTCCAGCCCGGGGCGTCGGAGGAGGCGCTCCGGCAGCTCGAAGACCTGGCCTCGCCGATCAACGCCTTCGTTCGCGAGCGGTGCATTGTGGGGCCGGACCGGTCGGTCGAGGCGGGCGAGCTGTTCGCGGCGTGGCGGACCTGGTGCGAGGAGACGGGCCGGGCCCACGCGGGAACGATCCAGGGCTTCGGGCGCGACCTGCGGGCGGCGGTGCCGGGGTTGCGGATGTCACAGCCGCGGGTGGAGGGTGGTCGGACGCGGTTCTACGAGGGCCTCGCGCTGGCGGAGGACGAGCAAGCCACGGGTTTGGCTGGCACGCTTGGCACGCATGGAACGCGATCCTGGTAATTGCGGAAAACTTTCGGGCCTATTGGTTTGATCGAGGGAAGTAAAAAAAAGAGCTGCAATAGGGTGGATCGCGTGCCATGCGTGCCGCGCGGGCCGAAACGGGACCAAGGAGAGCGTGACGATGAGCCTGGACTTGAACAAGGTGGCGGCCACCCCGGAGTGGATCCGCCGGCTCCCGCTGTCTCCGACCTGCCTGCTGTGCGGGGCGGACAGCGAGATCATCGGCGTGTGGGTGCGGCCCAAGAGCAACGGCGGCCAACGGCTGGTGTTCTACTCCCTGTGCCGGCCGTGTACCCGGCACGCGGACGAGAAGGCCGACCTGATCGAGCGGATCCTCGAAGGCCGGCTGGCCCAACTCAACTGAGGGCGACCACGCGCCGGACATGCCCGGCGGGCATCTGCGCGGCCCGCGGTGCAGCGCGGCGCAGCGGGACGGTCGGCAAGGCGTCGGCGCGGTGCCGATAGCGCCGCGAGGCCGCGGGTGCGACGCGGCAGATTAAGTGGAAAGGAGGTCTCCCCATGCTACGTGCAACGGAGCGCGAACTGGTGGCCGCCAGGAAGGTCGCCGACGCCGTGACAGAATTCCTGATTGCTTGGGACGAAGGTCGGCGACTCCGGACGCCTGAGGAAAGCAGGCCCCAGGTCGAGGTGAAGCTGCCGGAATGGCCACCCGTCCCAAGGCCGGGGCCCGAGCTTCCGCAGGAGCCAAAGCTCCCGCCGGCAGACCCTGGCCAGCTCATCGGGGTAAAGGAACTGGCGAAGCTCTTGGGATGCGGGTCCCGCACCATCTACCGGCTCGCCGACAGCGGGCGGATGCCGCGCCCTCGCAAGGTTGGCGGCCTCGTTCGGTGGTCGCTCATGGAGATCAGGAAGTGGGTCGAGGACGGCTGCCCGAAGGATCACCGCAGGCGGTAACGGGTCCTTCCGGCGTTTTCCGGGAGGCGTACCGCCGCGAGAACGGCACCGGAGCGGGTTTGTTTCGTTCGACGGCGCGCGCACAGCCGACCACGCCTCCTGCCACGCGCGGCGCTGCCCCTGGCTGGCCGGCCGGGAGCCGTCCGGGATCGACCCGCACGGTTTTCAGACGGAAAGCAGCCCGCCGATGCTTGACACGCTGGCCATCGTGACCGCAAGGTGGACGTAAGACGCGATGACACAGGCACTTGCGACAGAGCAACAGGAGGCAAGAACGATGATCGCGACGGTCACGACGCCGGCAGTGGCCTACCTGCGCCGGTCCACCGACAAGCAGGAACAGAGCATCGCCGACCAGCGGAGCGAGATCGAACGGTACGCCCGCGACCGCGGCTTCCGCATCGTCCGGGAGTACGTGGACGACGCCATCAGCGGCACCTCGGCCGAACAGCGGCCCGGCTTTCAGAAGATGATCGCCGACGCCCCGGCCGGCGGCTTCAAGGCGGTGATCGTCTGGAACTCCGACCGCTTCAGCCGCGGCGACGTGACCGAGACCGAGTATTACCGCTTCCTGCTCCGCAAGGCCGGCGTGACCGTCCTGAGCGTCACCGAGGATTACCTCGCCCGCGAGGGCATCGACGGCGACGTGTTGCGAACCGTCAAGCAGTTCCAGAACCGCCAATACTCGATCAGCCTCTCGCAGAACACGCTCCGCGGGCAGATCAGCTCGGTGACGGCGGCGGCCAACCCGTTCCGCTGGAGCACGAAGTACTTCGATCCCGAGACGGGGCTGAGCGACTCCGGCGGGCGGTACTACCACGCCGGGCTGGGGCGCTGGCCGAATCGTGATCCCATCGGGGAAGTCGGTGGCCTCAACCTCTACGCCTATGTGCACAACGATCCGGTGAACCGGGTCGATCCCTTCGGGTACATGGCCATTCCGTGCCCGTGGCTCTTCACCGATCCGTCCCGCTGCGGGTCGTGCCCGGGAAAGCCGCAGTCACAACCGGCGACGCAGCCCGACTCGCAACCCGCTTCACAACCAAAGGAAAGCGAAGGCTGGAAGAAAGCAAAGAACATAGATGACTGCCGTATGGGTCCTCCACCTGGAGGTAACCCGGGGAACTGTCCAGATCCGTCGCCGGGACTCCTATTGTGCATGGCATTCAAGGAGTCCAGCTTTGACCCAACACCCGGCAAAGGGGACGTCCGTGGCATGGGCAAGATGAGCGAAGCCGCGTGCAAAGACGTGGATGCTGCCTACAAGCAGCCCCCGGGCACGTGCTGGAACAAGGTGAACAGCGGCGATGCGTGTGCGCAACAGCAGATGATGGATGCATATATGCGCGTACTCCTCGGCAGATCGAAATGTGACACAGACGAAGCGCTGAAGCGCTACGGAGGTTGGGCCAAGAAGCCCAAAGAGGGTAAAGACCGGTACGTCGATCCAATCCGCAACTGTGAACACTGCGTTCAGGGAATACTGAATGGCCGACCCTGTCGCGATGTTCCAGAGTCAGAACTGAAATCCTGCTTTGAGAAGCTGACCGAGGAATCCAGGGAAGCAAATCGGCGCTGGGACCGCCGTTAGTCGGCCGCCGCTCGGCACTGCACACGCTGGGCGGCTCTCCGGCAAATTACCAGCGGAGCGAGCACCATGCAATCGACCATGTTTCGATGTTTGAACTACATACTCTGTACGATCCCCAAGCGGCACAGTGTAGCGTGTGTGTTCAGTCTGGTCAGCGTATTGACGATCACGTCTTGTGTCCGCTCAGACAGGGTCTGCCCATGCTGGGACGGCTCAACAGACTGCGCAGGTAGCTGGCGCGTCGTCCAGGTGCCTGGATCGCCCTATAGAATAGCGTATGAAGATGACTGGGGGCGGAACGTGAATCGGCTCGTGGTGTGCCGATATGGCTCCCCTGTGTGGTTGATGGACGGGTTCCGCTGGCACTTGATGGCAGATTGCGAGAAAGCCCCGTTCCCCCTGGGGTGCGATATTACGGGTGACGGCACTCAGGACATTGTCATCGGCCAGTGGGACGGTTCGGCTCGAGGGGCGATGACATACACGATTCTCGGGCTTGGCGAAACAGTTAGCATCATTGCAGTGCTGAATGCTCCGGATGCTGGCGGGCAGTTCGTTGACTTCGATGGCGATGGGATCTGGGAGTTGGAAACGGAAGACGACACGTTTGAGTTCTGGGAAGGGTTGTCCCGCCGTTCGTTGCCTCCGCCCAAGGTCGTTTTGCGATTTCAGAATGGCCGATATACTCTATCCACGGATGACATGGCGCGGCTTGTTACGGAGGAGGATAATACTCGCATTTGGATTACGGCGAGGCTCGTGGAACTGATATACAGGGGTCGAATGGAAGACGCGTGGGCTCTCTTGGATGGGAGTCGGGAGATGGTCGGCGGTGATTCGGAGAACATTCGGAGCGCCATTCTGTCATGCCTGGCAAGAAGCCCGTATGGCAGCGAGATCTTGAATTGGAACCGATGCGCTGCGGCGAAGTAATCCTGCCGAGCGCCTGGCTTGTCGCCGACATGAACTGTGACGGAGTGGCGAACTTCGCGGACATCAACTGCTTCGTGGCCGCGGCGGGCAATTGCCCGCCCAATCCCGACCCGTACGCCTGCGCCCCGTGCGACTGCCTCAACGGGGACCTGAACGGCGACGGGGTAGTCGATTTCGCGGACATCAACCTGTTCGTGGGGACGATCGGCGCGGTGGGCGCGCAGACGCAGTATTCCTGGGACGGTGAGAACCGGCTGATTGGGGCCGAGCCCTCAACGGCAACGCCGCCCGACGGCACACAGAAAGCCGAGTACCTGTATGACTACCTGGGCCGTCGCGTGCAGAAGCGGGTCTGGACGTACGCGGGCGGGAGCTGGGGCGCGCCGGTCGTGCGGCGGTTCGTGTATGCGGGCTGGCGCATCGTGCTGGAGCTGGACGGCGACAATCAGGTGGTGCGGAAGTACACGTGGGGCCTCGACCTGGCCGGGCAGAGCGGCGCGTTCAACAGCCTGAAGGATGCCGGCGGGATCGCCGGACTACTGGCGATGTCCGATCCGAACGATCCCAATGATCCGAACGACTCGTTCGGCGAGTTCGCGTACTTCTACGATGCGCACGGCAACGTCGGGCAGGTTGTGGACTGGGCGCACGACCCGAACGATCCGGCCGGCCCGCTGGTGGCGAAATACGAATATGACGCGTTCGGGAACATCACCTCACAGTCCGGCTCGTACGCGGCAGCCAACCCGTTCCGCTGGAGCACGAAGTACTTCGATCCCGAGACGGGGCTGAGCGATTCCGGCGGGCGGTACTACCACGCCGGGCTGGGGCTGGTAATCGGCATGGAAATGGGACCCAGATCGGCGAGGAAAACGGGCCCACCTACATCAATAGAATAGTCATCCTTCCACCGCATGAGAAGCACTCACGATTCGGGGAAACGCCTGGTTCGCTGCGGGGAGGGGAAAGAAGCCCAAGGAAGGGGTCTGGGGAAACCTGCGGAGCTGGTTTCCCCAGGGCCGCATGGCGGAATCATGCGACTTGGTCCGCCGGCGGCGGGGCCGGATGGCGGTCGGCGCGGGAATCGCCGGGATAATCGGCATCCCATTGCACAGGGACTTCTGCGTGCCGGCGCGGGAATCGGCGGCCGGATCGGCATCGGTTCGCGTTCATTCGGTTTTTCTTCCTTTCTTGGACTTCATGGACTCGCGGAAGCGGTAGCTCTCGCCGCTCAGCTCGAAGATGTGGCAGCGGTGGGTCAGGCGATCGAGGAGGGCGGCGGTCATGCGTTCGCCCTGGAAGACCTGGCCCCAGTCGCTGAAGGCCAGGTTGCTGGTGATCAGCAGGCTGGCCCGTTCGTAGCGGTCGGCGAAGACCTGGAAGAGCAGTTCGGCGCCGCCGCGGCCGGGGCTGCCCGAGGCCGACATCGCCGACATGGAGTATTTCCTCGAACAGATCGTCATGATGATGCCCGTGCTCGGGTTCGGATTCCTTCAACCCAGCCCCCGCGTCGAAACGGCCGGGGTTCCCGCAGCCGAATCTCCGCTGTTCCGGCTAACGGCTGCCGGAGTGCACGCTGAGGCAAGGGTGATCGACGGCCAGTTCATCGTGCTGAAGGGGTCGACCGCACGAAAACAGGGCGTGGAATCATGGACGAGCTACAAGGGCCAGCGCACGGAACTGGTCGAAAGTGGCAGGATGGTTGAGGGTTCAGATCCGCAACTTCTCGTATTCGACGACAACGTCTCCTTCGACAGCCCGAGCGCCGCGGCCGCCGTCGTCCTCGGGCGGAACTCGAATGGCCGCATCGAGTGGAAAGTCGCCGATACCGGCCGAACCTACGCGGAATGGCAGGATACGCAGCTCAAGCTCGCCGGTGTCGATGCCTCCACCGAGGACGAGTGATCATTTCCCACATCCTTTGCACCCGGTGCGGCCGGCAGGCGCTTCGCCGGGACGGACCGGCGGAAGCGAGGCAGAGAACATGCTCAGGAGGACGGCAGCCCCAGAATAAGCCGCAGCCGAGAACAGCCACGCCGCCGGGGCGGTGATGCCGTCCGTGACGCCGTAGATCAGGACGGCCGCCCAGAAGGTCTGGCAGGCCCAGCAGCCGAGCAGGTAGTGCAGCGCCCGCCAGGGCAGGGACGTACTCGACAAGCGCCGGAGCTCGGCGCGCCGGGCGTCGAGCTCGGGCTCGGTGAGCGGAACGGCGGCGGCGTGTTGCGAGCTGCGGGCGACATCCTCGTCCCACTTCACGCGGTTCGCGACCTCCCAGTTCAGCCGGTTTAGCCGCTGGCGGCGCGGGTTGTCTCGCAAGGCGAACCGGTATTGCAGTTCCGCCGCGGGAAACGACCCGAAGATCGCCTTCGCCAGTGCGCAGACCGCCAAGGTCCAGACGAAGAAAGACGCCACGTGCGCCCAGTCGGTGATCTCGAAGATACTCGTCATGTTCAGGCCTCCATGCCTCCAGATTTCGTTTCAGCGGCGAGCGTCGTGCCCGCCAGCGTATTCACATGTCATGCCTTCCGCGACGCGCACTGCTCCATCCGTTCCCGCATCAAATGCCGCACGATCCGCGCTTCGGCCGGCGCGTTGCTCGGGTCCACGGTCAGGTCGCCGTTCTTCGGCAGCTTCCAGCCGGCGTCGAGCTTGGCGAACAAATCGGCAATAGCCGGGTCGCGCTCGATCAGCCATCGCCGAAGCTCGGCTTCTGCCGTGCCGTTCAGTCGCTCCACCGCGCGGGCCAGGACGTAGTCGCAGGCCAACAGGCCGAGCTCATCGTCCGGGCAGTACGCCGTCAGATGCACCCGCTTGGGACCGACGTTGATCGACACGACCGGCACTGCCTCACGCTCCCTTCGCACCGCCGACCACAAGCCGGCGCTCCCACATCCAGTGAATCTCCGCTGCCCATGACGCCGACGCGAACGCCACGAGCCGTTGAAGCTCCTCGAAGCGCGTGGCGCCGGGATCGCGGTACTCGAACCCGATGTTGATCGCCCCGACGTTCAGTACGCCGGCGAGCTTCGCAACCTCACGGGCCAGCCGGCGGCAGCGGCCCCAGACGTTCGCGTCCAGCATCATGTAGACCATGCGGTAGAACGGCACAGCGGCTACGACCAGCGCGAGTTGCGTCTCCGTGGGCAGCGAGCCGAAGAACGCGGTCGCGACCGAGTCGCTCTCCGGCTCCATCGCCGCCGTGACCATCAGCGCGTCGAACGGCCCCTCAACCACGAACAGCGTGTTCCCGCCGTGCTGCACGCGGTCAGCTTCGTAGATCGTGGTCTTGTGCCCGCCTTCGACCGGGTAGCTGAGCCAGCGCTTCCGCTGCCGGGCATCGATGGCCCGCGCCGTGTAGCCGAGCTCCCGGCCGCCCTCGCGCACCGGGAACACCACGCGCCGCTCCTGCTCGTCGAAGCGCAGATCGAACAGCGCGGTGAGCTCGTCCAGACGCCGCGCGGGAACACCGCGGCCGACCTCGTTCGTGGCCAGCGGCTCCAAGAGCACGGCGAAGCGGCCGTCGTGCTCCGTGCCCGGTGTCACACCCTTCAACGCGACGCGCTCCTTGAACGCGTCGGCGTTGTCGCTGGGCTTCACGATCGTGCCGGCGACGCCGAGCACGTCGAAGCGCTCGCGATCGGCGCCGCTCTCGTTGCGGATCAGGACGATGCCCGTCTGCCGAAGCTCGCGGTAGCGGTCCTGCTCGGTGCGGCGCTGTCGCTCCTGGAAGTTTCGCGTCGCGTCGATGAACGCGTTGAACGTCGGCGCGGGAATAGGGTGTGACTAATTCTGTTGGACCTCCAGTTTCCAGTAGTCATCCCAGGCGTTCGAGTCCTGAAGGGTGCTGAGATTGAGGATTGCGTCGGCACCGGCGGGGTCCCAGCGCATGCCTGGACCCTTCAGGCGGCGCGACATGCTCTTGCACAAGGACTCCGTCGGCCCGCTGCCGAGGTCCCAACCCCGCGCCCGGCTTTCGGCATAACGGATCATGCTCGTCCGCTCGCCCACGTAGTTTCGCAGCCGGGAGAGAGCCACGCGTTGGGCCGGACTCCGCAACGCCGTCCGTTGCCGCGTGATCTCGCCCAGCACGGCGTCCACGTCGTGTTCCAACGCCAGGTGAACCACTCGGTGTCGCCAGGCGGCGGATTCCGCGGTGCGCTCACCGAAGCACGCCCGGGCCGCTTCCGCCACGTGTTCGCTGAAGTGATAGAAATCCAGGGCGATGTGATCGCAGGCCGCCCAGCGTTTCAACTGCCCACGGATCCACGGCGCGCCATCCACAATCGCCACCACCTCATCCACCATTTTCAGTTCCAACTGCCGGGCCGCGCGCCGCAGCCCACGCCCCACCGCCTCCGGACCGCCCCCCGTGGCCAGCACGTGGCAGTGCCGCTTGGGCTGGTCGTAAAACGCGGTCAGCTTGAACTCCTTGTACCGCTCGCGGTGGCCCCGTCGCAGACGGCGCGGCCGGGTCCGCCGCACCCGCCGGCGAACTCGCGCCGCACGCCGCTTCTGCTTCTCCGCCTCGGTCACCATCGGAGCCAGAAAGCCGTCCACACCCACGTGGACCCGGGTCCGCCCCCCGGCCGTGCCACAGTCTGCGCCCCGCCAAGTCGGAGCCAAAACCCCGGCTTGGCGCAGCCGCGCCACGCGCTGCCCCTCGCCCTCCACGATCTGCCGCAAATGCTCCGGACTGACTGAAATCCCCGCCAGACGCTTCAAATCCTCCGCCGCGCGGCGAAAGCCATGCGGATGGCAACTGACCCGGCAGCAACGCTCCCGCGCCCCGACACTGATCCGAGCGCCTTGTCCGTTCAGCCCTTCATCGGCCGGCACGTCCAGCCCGGCGTCGGGGCGGCGCCACACCCGGCGTCGCACCGCCACATGACCCACCGCCGTCAGGTGCGTCACCGTTCGCAGCCCCTTGTTCGTCCAACCGGCGCCCCGCGGAGGGGGAAAAAGACCTCTGCTCCGCCTCCACCTGCATCTGTAGCAGCTTCTCCAAGGCCTTTTGCCGAAAAACGTCGCCCGCGTCCCGCACCACTTCCTCGGTGTCTTCGATCCAATGCCCCTTGCGTGCGGCCCGCATGGCCGCCCAACTCTGCCGCAGGAACGCGTTGTACTCCCCGCGCATCTCTTCCGCCCAAGCCTCGAACTCTCGCTCGCTCAATTCCGCGCTCATGTTCGGCCTCCATGCCAAAACCAACCCACTCGAAACCGCAACCCATTCTGTTGGCTTATCTTACCCGCTGCCACAAAATGTGGTCACACCCCGGGAATAACCAGCGGGTCGCCACGCTTGACTTTCCGCATCAGCCCGGGCATCATGGAACCTTGGACACTCGACGGTTGAAGCGCTGGAAACGAGGCGGTAACATGGGTTTACTGCTGTGCGGAGCGATTTTGGTCGGCTGGAAGGCAGGAGACTGCCGATGAAGTTCGAAGTCATCGGAGCCGATCGGGAAACCGGCGAGGATGCCAAAATCATCGTCGATGCCCGAGACGAGGTCGATGCTGAAGCGATCGCGGGACGCCGAAACATCATGGTTAGCCACGTCGCTCTGGTTCCCTTGGCGCGGCTGACTCAGGTCACTCGGCAGGTACCCCCACCGCCGCTTGAGCCCGGGCATGTTGCGGGCGTGCCTTCGATAAACGTGCATCTTCCGCGCCGCAGCTCCAGCCTCGGTATCGTCTCGCTCGTGCTTGGCATCGTGGCGTTTCTGTTCTGCTGGATTCCGCTTGTCGGTATCTTGAGCATTCCGCTCAGCGCACTGGGCCTGTTGCTCGGCGCGATTGGCCTGTTGGTTGCCGTGCACCGGCGCGGCTCCGGCATTGGCTATCCGATCGGTGGCGCCGCCGTGTGCGGTCTGGCGCTCGCCATCGGGATTGCACAAGCGACCGTTATCGCTGCTCCGTTGTTCGTAGCCAGCGAACTCGCAGAACGGGCGAAGGCGATCAGCGACCCCGCCGCGTGGGTGTCGGCCAACCAACCGCTGAAGATCGGAGATGTGCAAGTTCGGGTCGTTTCTGCAACGGTGGGAAAGATTCGAATGAAGGGTTCGCTCGCTGACGGTTACGAATCCGCCGACAGCTACCTGAAGCTCGTCATAGAAGTAAGTAACAGTAGTCAGGATCGCAAACTCGATTTCGCAAGTTGGATGGGAAGCGACTTTTCGATCTCGCGCGACTATGCGTCTGTTCGAGACAATCACAACAACCTCTACAAGAGAATCGACTTCGGGTTCACTACCCGGGCCGAGGGACAGATCGATCGCGAGTCGCTGTATCCCGGGAAGTCTGTTCGCGACGTTCTCGTATTTGAGCCGCCGATTCGAAACGTCGAGTACTTGCGCCTGGAACTGCCGGCGAAGAACTTTGGCGAGGACGGAATGATCCGATTCCAGATTCCCGCCGAGATGATCAAGCAATAGGACTCGCACGTTGCGGATTGCGACCGCACGTTGCGTGTCAACCAACATGGCTCGCGCGATCCCGCGCATCGCTCAGATCCCCAGCAAGCCGAGGTCGCCGTACGGGTAGACCTGCTCGATGTAGACCGCGACCGGCTTCTTCACGAGCGCCTTGGCGACCGCGTCCTCGGCGTCTGCATATCGCACCCACAGGTACTCCCAGCCCTTCTTGTTGATGCCGGTGATGTCGCCGATCGTGAGGTTGGTGACGTTCGGGCTGGCCGCGAAGCGGTAGGTGATTTCCCAGTCGCCGCTGGCGCGCTTGGAGCCGGCCGCGCCCAGGAACAGGCACTCGCCGGCGGCGAAGCCCTTGAAGCCCGCGCTGTTGACCTTCCCCGTCAGACCGAAGAGCGTCGCCTTGTACGCCGGCGTGACCACCGTGTCGGCCAGATAGTGCGTCTCCGAGAAGTGATAGACGGGGACGGTGATATCCACGCCTTCGACGCTGTCGGCCGTGACGCCGATCGCGCCCTTGAAGTCGGGCGCGGTCTTCCCGGGCGGTGCATAACGGGCCACCGTCGCCAGGCTGTGCGTGACATGCTGCGTGCCGCCGCCGGTGTCGAACGTGAAGGTGGATTCCTGCGTCTGCGGCACGGGCCCGTAGCGGACGATGCCTTCCCAGAGCAGGTCGCCGATGGGCTGCACGGTGACCGTGTCGCGCGGCAGGAACAGCAGCCCACCGCCCCACGGGTCGTACATCGCCGGACTGCCGGCGAGCAGGGCTGTGCGGGCCTCGACGTCTTCGTTCGTGCCGCGAATGACGTAGCGCAGCTCGACCGACGGGTTCTGCCCGGTCGTGACCTGTCGGCTCTCGAACTTCTCAACGACCTCGACGGGCACTGACGACTCCTACGCAAAGCTGAGGCGCCCGACTGCCGCGGCGTCGGCCAGGCGCTTCGTGTGCCGCGCGATCTGTTCCGTGTTCCGCGCCGTCCGTTCGACCGCGTCGCCCGCACCGAGTCCCGCGGCGGCGAGCGGGTTGAACGTGCCGGTGACGGTGATCTTGCGGGCCAGGAAGTCGCCCAGGCCCGCGAGCTGGTCCTCCAGGCCGGCCAGCGGATCGGTCGGCCGGCGGCGCGGCGGGCCAGCCGCTTCGACTTCCTCGCGCTTCTGCCGGGCCTCGGCGATCGCGTCGTTGAGTTCGCCGCGGGCCTTGCGGAGCGCCTCTTGCGTGCGGGCGACTTCGGCCGCGGCCCGCTCGTTGGTCTCCTGCTCGGCTTCGCTCCACTTGCGGCCGATCTCGGCGACGGCGGCTTCATGTTCGGCCTGCGAGTCGGCGCGGCGGGTCTTGCGCTTCTGTTCGGCGCCCGCGAGCGCCGCGGTGCGCTGGTCCTCGATCTTCCGGGCCACGTCCGCGAACTCCTCGTCGGCCATGCGTTTGGCCTCTTCGAGGTTGAAGCTGTCGTCGAACAGGTGCTGGAGTTCGAGGAAGCGCTTGGTGAGCCAGTTCTGAGCCAGACCCCAGGCGGCTTGCAGGTCGCTGGTGAAGTTCGTCCACGTCTTCGACAGGAACGCGGTCGTCTCGATCCACGCGACCTCCAGCCCGTGCCAGACGGTTTCCGCGGCGAAGAGCGCCCCGTACCACATGTCGTACGCGGTCTGGACGAAGAACTGCTTGGCCGTCGCCCAGGCCCGGTTGAGGGCGTCGATGCCCTGCTGCCAGGCGAGCTTGAGCGACAGCCAGAGAATCTGCGCAGCAAGGGCGATATCGCGCGCGGCCAGCGCGTCGGCGATTCCGCCGACCACGGCGAGCACGCCGTCCTTGAGCCAACGGAAGGTGTCGCCGAGCCAGGCCAGGGCGTCCGCGCCGGCGCCGGTGTAGGCCAGGATCGCCGTCCCCAGACCGGCGACGGCCGCGACCACCAGCCCGATCGGCGTGACCAGCGCGCCCAGTACCGCGGCGAGCGCACCGAAGACCGCACCGACGCCGCTGACGGCGCTCGCCAGCCAGCCGAACACGGCCCCGAGGCCCGAGACCAGCGTCCCGGCCGCGACGAGGGCAGCGCCCGCGGCCATGACGCCGGCTGCGACCTTCGCCGCGCTGACGATGATGGCCTGATTCTGCTTGACCCACGCCGTGACGGTCACGACGACGCGCGTGATGCGACCCGCCAGGTCGATCACCGCGTCGGCCAGCGCCGCCCCGATCGTCGTGGTCAGCTTCTTCACCACGCGCCAGAGTATGTTCAGCGTGTCGTGCAGCAGGGCAGCCTTCTTCGCCGCCTGCGTCGAGGTCGTCAGCCCCAGCGCGCGGGCTTCTTCCTGCAACCGCTCGATGCCCCGCGCCCCGTCTTCCAGCAGCGGCAAGAGCCGGGTGCCCGACTTTCCGAACAGTTCCAGCGCTAGGGCCGCCCGCAGCGTGGGGTCCGCGACGTGCGATAGCCGTTCGGCGATGAGCTTGAACTGCTGCTCGGGCGAGAGGTTGGCCAGGTCGGCGATGGACAGCCGCAAGAAACCCAGCGCCTCGCTTGCGCCGTCGCTGCCGCGCGCAGCCGCGGCAAGGAACTTCTGCATCTTCCGCAGGCCCGTTTCGAGGGTTTCGAGGTCGGCCCCGGATTGCTCGGCGGCGAACCCGAGTTCCGAGAGGGCCTCCACGCTCACGCCGGTCCGCCGCGACATCTTCTCCAACGTATCGCCGGACTCGGAGAACGCCCTCACGGCCCCCAGCAGCGGCGTCAGTGCCGCAGCGCCGGCCGCGAAGACGCGCGTGCCGAGCGAGCGCAGGCCTTCGCCGAACGCCTTGAGCCGTTGCTCGGCCTTCTGGAGTCCCTTGGCGATTCTGTCATCCACGCCGAGTTCGACGAACGCCCGCCCGGCGCGGATGCCTTTCGTGTTCGCCACGGTCTACCCTCCGCGCACGCTGCCCGCCCAGCGCTTCGGGAGGTTCGGGCGCTCCTTCTCCAGGGCGGGCCCCATGTACGGCCTTTCCTGAATCGTCGCCCGCGTCTTCACGACCTTCCCGCGGCGCCGGCGTTTGACCTCGCTCTTGCCGCCGAATTCCAGGACATTCGGCGCGGTGGAGCGTTTGAATCCGACCGGCCCAACCACCACCGAATCGCTGGCCCGGTCGTAGCCGAAGTAGATCAGCCGGCGTAGGCTGCCTTCGTGCGAGTGCGGCGGCTTGCCGGGCGGGGCGGAGCCCTTCTTCGAGCGGATGCTGTGCTTCGCGGTCGTGCGGATGAACGCCCCCGCCTTCGACAGCACGGCGCGCTTGGCCTTGTCGACCGCGCGCAGCACGGCCTGCTTGTCGAAGAACAGGTCCTTGATCCGCATCGTGATCATGTCTGGAGCTTCCCGCACGGAGTCGCGCCGTGCCGGCCATTCTGCTTGATTCGCAGCACCTCGCGGCGGTGACTGAGCACGAGCGCGAGCAGCAGCGTCAGTGATACGACGAGCGTGGCGCCGACGCCGAACTCGCTGCGGTAGCCGGTCGCGTCGCCGCCGATGCCGGTCGCCTGTACTTCGGCGCGAAGCGTCGTCTCGACGGCGGTTTGGATGCGGCTCGCGAGCTCGGCCTGCACGCCCGCGACGATCTGGCCGCTGAGTTGCTGGACATCCAGCGCGGCGGTGTCGTCGGCCGGCTGCGACGCCGCGGGTCGCCACGGCGACTCGCCTGTGGCGAGCGGCGGCATCACGACCAGCCGCGGTTGCGACCGGCTCGCGGCGCAGCCGACCAACAGGGCAAGCAAAGTGACGAGTAGCGAGTAGCGAATAGCGAATGAAGATGCGCGTCGCATGATCGTCCTCCGGGTGTAACTCGCTACTCGCAATTCGCTACTCTGAACTCTTCGCGGCCGGCTGCGTGCTGGGCGGCCCAGCATTCTCCTTCTGGTGCGGGCGGCTCTCGTTCGCCGCTGCGCCAGCTCGCGGCTCACCCTCGTTGCTGGCGCTGGAGACCTGAAGCTGGCCGGCGATGCCTTCGACGCCGACGGATGCGGCGCCCTCCACGCCGGTAACCCACTTGCCCGAGAACTTCACGACGTACGTCGGGTTGATTCCCTGCGCGCCAGCCTGGATCACGAGCTGCTCCACGCCTTGCGATAGGCCCTCGCGCACGGCGGGGATGATCGCCTCGTCGGCCAGCTTGTTGGCGAAGTGCTCGACCGGCGGCTGCGGGTTGAGCGTCGCACAGCCGGAAAGCCCGAGCAGCGCCAGGATGGCCAGCAGAATGCCGGCAAACGTCTTCAGGTAGCAGAACCACATACATTGTCCTCCGTCCTTGGAGCCTCGGTGCGAGGGAACCGTCCCTCGAGGAACACCGCTTTCAGACCGTCCATGTCGATCGGGATGGGCGCCGGCCGTTTGGCGAACGGGTCGAAATCGGCCGGCTTGAACGCCCGCGTCCTCTTCGGGTCGCGGTGGCAGTTAGCGAGCAGGGCCAGGAGGGCGCTCATTCGCGCCCACTCGTCCTTCGCCCGCGCTTCGGCCATCGCGAGCAGTTCGCGCAGCGTCAGCCGTCCGGGTTCGACGCCGACGGTGCCGGCGCAGCGCCAGACGAGTTGCCAGACATCGCGAGCGCTTGGGCGACAAGGTCTTCCGTATTGACCGTCGCCAGCTTCGCTTCGATCGCGTCCCGCGCTTTGTCCATCACGTTCCAGGTCGTTTCGAGGACGCGTTGAAGGTTCGCCCGATCCCTCGGGCTCGGGGAAAAACCCACGAGTTCCTCCAACAGCGCCTTCGTCGCGTGCTCGATGACGTCGCCTGCCATCGCCCGGCCGAAGTCCTCGTCCGTCACGTTCCGCGCGTCCGCTTCCGGCTTGCACGCGGCGTAGACCACGTCGCACAGCAGCACGGGGTCACGGTAGAGCTTCTCGATCAGCTTGCCGTCGAGGATTTCGAGCAGATCGACTTCCAGCAGGTCGCGGACGCGCTTGATCGCGTCCACGTTGATCGCGACCGTCCACGTCCGGCCGGCGTTGTCGGCGAAGGTCTTCATGGCTACGTCCCCGTGACCCAGGTGCGGAACACGGCGAGCTTGGCGGTCACGCTGACGGTGATCGCTTCCTCCAGTTCCTCACTGCGGCTGAAGGACGTGATCGAGAAGTCGCCGTCCGGCCCCTGGCCCCCGGCTTGGTCCAGCACCTTCAGGGCGATCAGGCCAGCGGTGAGGTAGGCGTTCTTGATGGCCGTAAACCCGGCGTCGGCCGGGTCCCAGACCATCTCAAACTCGACCGAGCATTCGCGGAGCGTCGGCGCCGTCGCCCGCCACCCGCTGTTGGCGCGCGTAGTCACGTCCGCTTCGCCCGCCTCTAGGTTGAGCGTGACGTTGCGGACGTTGGTCATTTCCGTGTTGGCGGGGCCTCCGGCCGCGCCGTGGTACAGCTTGGCGTTCATCCCCAGAACGAAGTTCGGCATGATTCAGTCCTCCATGACTGCTTGACGCGCTACGTCAGACCGAGCTCGATCACCGTGCCGGCCGTGGCCCGCAGATAGACCGTCTGGCCGTACGACGGGCCGAGCATCACCATCGAGTCGGCCGGAATCGTCAGCTTGGCGGTCCCGCCGGTTACGTCGCGGACCTCCACGTTCGCCGCCAGCGGATGCACGACGAGCGTCGCGCCGCGCGGCACCTCGACGGCCTGGTCGGAACCCGTCGCGGTCAAAGGCTCCAACGCCTTGAAGTTCATGGGCCACTCCTTCGGTTGGATGGGCACGACCGGCGGCGTGTGCAGCAGCACGTGCACGCCCGCCTGCGTCGCTCGCAGGCCGGAGCCGGCATTGACGACCGCCCCGACCAGCGCCGCATCGACCTCGGGCTTCGTCCAGGGTTTGCCGGTCGCCGGCGACTTGAGCGTGAAGACGAAAATCGTGTCGTAGGTCGGACCGGGCGTGAAGTTGGCGGTCGCGAGTTCCGCCGACCCGACCCGCAGCACCGCCCGGCCGCTGCCGCCGGAGTTGTTCCGCCAGCACAGTGCCCCGGCCACCGCGACGATCCGTTCGCCGGGCGCCAGCGCGACATCGGCGACGCCGACGTTGAACGCGGCACCCGGGTACATCCCCTCGAGATAGGTGGCATCGCCGTCCTGCGGCACTTGTGCAACATGGGCCCAGTACTCCACGGCTCACCTCACGGGTCAGGCACGTTCGGCGGATAGATCGACCAGCCTGCGGCCGTCCCGTTCGCGTTGGCGTTCAGGCGCGCGACGCGCGCGGTCGGGCCGTAGAACATCCCGTCGTCGCACGTGTAGAGGTCGTCCACGTCGAGGGTGTAGCCCTGCGAGGCGAGGTTGAAGCGCTTGCCCAAGTACGCGGCGTTCATCGACCCGCCCGGCGACGCGAGCCCCTGCGCCACGACGCGGCCGTCCATCCGCCAGACGTAGCGGTCGAACAGCACCGCAAGCTCGCAGAAGTACCAGCGGCCAAGCTCGACCGGCCCGAAGCTGGCGATGTACGGAATGCCGGCCGCGCCCACGTGCAGCCGGAGCGTGCCGTCCTGGCCGATCCGCAGCGACGCCCGGTGCGTGGTGCTGTACGCGACGTAGAGCAGGTACTCCCACGTGCCCGCTGTCTGCGGCAGCGTGGTCAGTCGCATCCCGAAGCCCAGCGTGTACGCCAGCCTGGCGATGCTGGTCGGATTGCCGTTCGCGTCGATGCCGTTGGCGGCGGCGACGTACGCGGTGCTCGTGCTCTGCGGGACGATGATGCGACAACCGTAGTTGCCGCTGCGCTTGTACAAAGCGCCAATGGTGACCGAGCCGCCGAGCGCGACCAGCTCGTTCGTGTCGCCCGCCTCGAAACCCGCGAACCACTGCGCCGGCATCGCTGCCGCCTCCTACTTCACCTCGCCGCCCACCTCGCCGCCGGGCTTCAGGTGCTCCCACCGTTCGTTGTCGAACGGGCACTCTTTCACCCGCGTCAGCACGATGCCTCGGATGGTGCCGTTGTCCTCGAAATCCACCCACAGCCAGTCCGGCGCCAGCAGTTCCGCATCGACGAAGGTCGCCCGCACCGCCGCCAGCACCGCGTCGCGTTTCTCGCCGGCCGAACGGCCCGCGGCGCGCGCGAACTGATCGGCAAGCCACGCACGGGGGATCGTGAGCTCGCGGCCGTTCACGAGCGTGATGACGGCCCGGTCCTCGGCGACGGCGAGCGATTGCACGTTCACGCGTTCACCTCCGCACCCGGTACGTGACGGTCAGCACGCTCGTGAACACGCGCTCCTTCTCCAGGTGGTCCGGGGCGAAGATGGGGTCGTTCTCGATCGCCAGCCACGCGGCGCCGGGGAACGCCTCCAGTCGGTGGAACCGCAACCGGTCAGCGATTTCCTCGACCAGGTGCATCAGGCCGTCCAGCGTTGGGGCGTCGTCCGCGTTCACCTTCCGCTGGACGCCGATGTCGATGGCGCAGTCGAAGAGGGCGTCCGCGCGCGTCGCGGCGGTCGCCGTCAGCGACTTCGGCACGACGCTCACCCGGAGCTCGTGAAGCTGCGAAAGCTCGAAGACCGGCTGATACTTCCGTTCCGCGGTGAACGGCAGACTGAACGGGGCGGCGTTCAGGCTGGCCACGACGGCGTCGGCAATCTGATTGATGGTGCTCACGGCGGTGTCCTCCCGTTCTGCCGGCCTTCCAGGAATGACACGCGCCGCTCGATGGCTTGGTACTCGGTGCGCAGCGCCCGGGCTTCGACGATCAGTTCGTCCAGCCGCTTTTCGACGTGGTCGAGCTTGGCCGTGACAACGCCCCATTGGACGGTGAACGCCAGCACCGCGAGCAGCGCGGTCAGGGCGACGCCCGCCCACCGCGACCATTCAGTCCGGGTTGTGCTCGTGCCGCTCATGCCCGCTCCATGTCCACGTGCTTCGTGTGAATCCGCAGCGTCCGCCGGTAGGGGTCCGAGTAGCGGAACGGCGGTTCGCCGCCCGGCGCCATGACCTCGTAGACGAAAACCTGCTCGCCGGCCGTCTCGCGGATGCGGTCTCCGGCTTGCGGCAGCACCGCCTTGTCGCCCAGCACCAGAGCGTCGGTCAGCACCAGGAAGTCCCGCGATTCGGTTCGGTGCATGACGCCGTACTCGTCCACCTGCTCGAACTCCGTTCGGCCGATCGTGGCCGCCACGTCCACGCTGTCACCGCCGCGGAGGTACGTGACCGTCCGCGACATGTGCCGCGTGCGCTGGTCTTCCAGCCACGCCGCGCCTTGTTCGAGCAGGTCGGGCATGGCGTCGCCTACTGCATCATCCGCGCGCGGACCGTCGCGTCGGCGTCGGCCGCCGCCTTGACGCACTTGCCGATCAGCTTGTTGCCGCTCGCCGTGGTCGTGGCGACGTTGTTCGTGTCGTCCCAGTACACGTTGGCGCCGGCCGTAATCGCCGTGCCGCCGCCCGTGGCCTTGGCGAAGTCGAACACGCCCGCCACGGCCAGCGCGCCGAGCGTGTTGGCCTTGATGTCGAGTTTCGCGACGCCTACGAGTTCGCCTTGGACGATCACGTCGCCGGCGGCCACGTCCGCGCCCGGGGTGTGGTCGATCGAAGTCCCGTCATGCCGGAAGATTGCCTGTGCCATAGCTGTTTTCCCTTCGTGGCTTCGTGCCTACGTGTTCGCTTGCTTCACGCCTACGCTTCGCCCTTGCACTTGACCGCGGCGCGGAAGTCCTGCATTGCCACGCCGAAGTCGAAGTACCCGCGCCACTGCATCCCCAGCGTGTTGAAGCTGGTCTCGCCGCTTTCGATCGTCGGGGTCCGCCGGCCGCGCAGGTACGCGATCTCCATCGCGGCCACGTCGGCCGGGCTAGCGAACAGGTACCACGCCTTCGCCGACGAGCCGGTCAGCCCCTGGGCGTTGAGGTAGGGGCTGGTGACGGACCGGAACATCCCGACGAACGGGTTGTCCGCGGGCTTGGGCTTGCCGGTCTCGGTCGTCTCGTTGACGCGCGATTCGGTGAAGTACTGCCGCGCCGGGACGGCCAGCGCCGTCGGCACCAGCAGCAGCGCCGGCCGGATCAGGATCGGCTTGCCATCGACATCCACCTGGTCGCGGAACTTCTGCTCGGCGACCTGGAGCGCCGCGATCGAAAGGGCCGTCTCCGCGCCTGTGATGTAGTTCCGGTTCGTCGTGCTGAAGAAGCTGCTCGGGTTGCTGAGGAGCAGCTCGAAGACCGCTTCCTCGCGCTTCAGCGCCGACTTCCGCCCGATGATCTGGGGAATCTGGAGGAACGCGCCGAGGTCGTCATCGACGATCATCTTCCGCGTCAGCGCAATCATCCCGCCGAACGTCTCGACGCGGTTGCGGTACACCTCCTCCGTCAGCGTGGCGTGCTTGAGTTCTCCGTCCGGGCCGACCTTCTCGAACACGCCGTTGCCGGTGAGGCGGTAGCGTGTGACCTCCTTGAAGTCGCTGACATCGGTCTCGGAACAGAACTGGGAAACGACGCTCTCGACTGCCTCGTACGCGGCCAGCATCGCCTTGTTGGCGACATTCGAGAGGATGCCGGACAGCGAGATAGTCGAGAATCCGTACGCGGCCTGAATGAGCCGCTGCTCGGCGAGGAACGCGGCGCGGATGGTGTCATCGTCGAAGCCGGTGACTCCGACGTGCCCGCCGGCGGCGTGAATGACTTGGTGAAACAGCGTGTGCAGGCCGGCACGGCGCAGGTCGCGCGACAGCGCGGCTTCCATCGTGCGCGCGTCGTACCACTTCGCGACCTTGTCTTCGGGTGCGACCTTGTACCTCAGCAGCAGCGCCGCTTCGAGGGCCTTGCCGGTGGGCGGCTCGCTCCCGCGGCGGACGCCGGTGACCGTGGGCCGCTCGGCGCGGAGCTTCTCCAATTCAGTGCGTTCCTCAGTCCAGCCTTCAGCAATCGCCTGCTCCTCGATCTGCGGGAACTTGCTCCCACAGATGCGGCGGATGGCGGCGATGCGCTTCGTCTCGGCCGCGGCCTGGGCGCGCAACTCAGACACAACATCGGCGCCGCCGGTCGGCTCGTCGGTGTCGCCCGCATCGCTGGCGTCGCTGGTCGGGTCACCCTGCGTACCCGGGCGTTTCTGCTCCGCGTCGTACATGGCCTGAAGGCTCGCCCGCTGCACCTCGCTGAGGTCGGCGGCGACGAAGCCCTTGGCTTCCAGCCACTTCTCGAAATCCATGACATCCTCCTTGATGTCCGCGGCCGTGGCCGCGACTTGGGCGCTGGTGTCCTCGTCGGCGCCGAGCGCCACGAAACTGATCTCGCCGAGCGTCGCCTTCCTGGCGATGTGGACCGGTCCTTCAAACTCGCGCCCGTTGGCCGCGGCCTTGCGGCCCTTGGGCACGAGCTCCACCCGCTCGGCGAGTGCTCCCAGCGAAGCTTGCCAGGGAAAGCCGTTCCGGCTGCTTTCCACGATCTCCCGCGCGACCGGGCCGGCGCCGGAAATGACGCCGGTGACGAGCAGGTTCGAGCCCTGAACGGCGACCGAATCAGTATGCCCCACGATGAGGCTGCGGTTGTGGTCCTTCAGAATCGGCCGGCTGCGGGCGCTGAACTGGAGCCCGGCGAGGTCCACCACGACCGGATGCGGCCAGCCGGCCAGCGCCATGGCGCCGCCGGTGTACGCGACCATGCTGAAGCGCCGCAGCGGCGCGGCGTCGGCGCCGGCCGCGGCCTCGATGTTGGCCCACTCGCCCACCGGAGCACAGAGTTGCAGCGCGCGCCGCGCCTCACTCGTCGTCATCGTCGCCGGCCTCCTTGCCGATGGGCTGAAGCGGTTGCGGCGTCAGCCCGAGTTCCGCCATGAGCGCCGCTTCCTTGGCGCGCTGCCGCAACTCCGACTCCCAGTCGCGGCCGACGCGGGCGTACTCGGCCGCAAGCGTGGTCGTGTGACTCGCCAGGCGCGTGGCCTGCGCGGTCGCTTCCTTGGCCGGGTCCACGTGCTCCTGACCGTCCCAGAACCACTGATGCGGGAACTCGGCGTCGCGCGTGCGGGCCGGCTGGGGCAACAGGCCCTCGACCAGCACGGCTTCGCCGATCCAGGCCGTCAGAATGCGATCGAGGACCACGTCTTCGACGTGTTCCTGTTCGACGCGGATGCTCTTGAAGTAGGTCTGGTGGTCCATCCGCCCCGAGGCGTAGTTGTAGGCCGACGAATTCGCCGCCGCGACGTTGAACGGCATGTTCAGGCAGCGGGCGATCTCGTTGAGCAGTTCCTTCTTGAACTCGCCGTAGGTGGTGGAAGGTTGCTCGGCCTGGACCTGCGACATCTTCCAGCCGCCCGGCATGGTGAGCAGCGAGCGGGCCTCAAGTTCGATCGCGTCCATCGGCTCGACGCTCTCGGCCTGCCCGTCCGGCGGCGCGTCGGTGTAGAGGATGCCGGCGAAGTCCGCGGCCGTTTCCGCGGCGCCGAGGACCGCCAGCGTGTACCGCCGGAGCTGCGCGAACAGCGGCAGCGCGGGCGTGAGATCGGGGATGCCGCGACTCTGGCCGGGCCGATCCACCCGGAAGTAATGGATGACGGCCTCGGCCGGCACGCGGTCGTAGCTCAGTCCCAGACCCGCGGCTGCGCGGGTGTCGCCGGGGTGGGCTTTGAGCACGTGGTATTCGACCGGGTTGCCCCACGGGTCGAGGACGATGCCGTCGATTGCGTTCGGGTCGAGGATCGACAGGTCGGGCGTGGTGACCTGGTCGGCCTCGATCAAGCGGAGGTCGAGCTTGACCGCGCCGGGCAGCTTGGGATTGCTGCCGAGAATGGCGAACGCCTCGCCGTCGGTGGCGCGGGCCGTCCGCAGCGTGCGGAGCTTCTCGGCCAGGCCGACGGTCTTCGCCCAGCGGCCGAACTCGCGCTCGATGCGCTGGTTGACCTCCGGGGTTTCGGTGAGCATCTGGAGCCGCGGGCCGGTGCCGATTACGTCGTTCGCCAGCGTCAGCACGATGCCCTTGGCGTAGGAGTTGTTCGCGACCTCGTACCGCGCGCGATTGCGCAGCAGTCGCCGCACCTCGGGCGACGCCGCGGCGTCGGCCGAAAGCCCGTCCGCGTTCGCCCAGTGCCGGCGGTTCTCATCGTTCGTGGCCGCGGCGTCGTAGCCGGCCAGCAGCGCCCGTAGGCCGGAACGCACCGCTCGGATGCGCGCGCCCGGCGCACGGCCCCGCACCGTGTCGTTCCGACCGGCCAGCTTGTTCCTGATCCACGCGAACATCGTGATGCAACCGCTTCACGCCGTCCCCGGCGGCACGAACTTGGTGAACCGCAGCCCCTTCGACGGCTTCTTCACCGCTTCCTTCGAGACCAGGTACCGATCCGCTACGACCTGGTCGGGCAGCGGGTGCTGTTCGACGCTGCCCGAGTCGCCCTGGGCGCGCTTCGGCCCGGCGGCGTTCTCACGAATCGTCTGTTCGAGGTCCTCGGCCACGTCGTGCTCCGCTTGCCGGGCGCTCCGGGAGGCGACGCCAAAAGAAAACACCGCGCAGGTGCACAGCCCTGTGCGGCGTGTCGCTTGCTGGCTTGTCGTCCGGCGGGGATCAGCCGCCGTCCGCTCGCCTCCGGGAAAGCCCGGTCCGGTTGTCTATTCGATATCTACGGCGTCGGATCGACTCCTGCAACGAGAAAACACGGTACATGCGAAGATCGTTCGATAGATCGAACACGATTCGATAGATCGAATGACTACTGAGGCGCTTCGCGCGTGGTCATGCGTTTCCCGCAGTGCCGACACTCGCGCAGCCGGCGCACCGCGCCATTGGGCAGCGGCCGGACGTAGACCACCCGGAAATGCTGGCATCCACACGCCCGGCAGACCAGCCCGGCCTTCTGCCCGTCCACAACCGCCTCGCGCTGTCGAACCTTGGGCACTACCGTTTGCTCCTCTGCAACTCGGACAGCCGCAGGCGCGGCCGCTCCGGCCGCTTCGCATCCGTGCCGGGCACTACGACGCCCTGAAGCGACGCCGCGACGGCGCAGCCGACCAGGCAATCGAACCAATGGTTGTCGGGTCTCGACGGCTTCGGGCGCCACTCGCGGACCGTCCGCCCGTGGCCTTCCGTGACGACGTAGCTTTCCGCTTCGGCGACGTGCTCGGCGAACAGCCGATGATGTTCGGGCTTCTTGCCGAAGAGCGTGAGTGCCCCGCGGTCGCCCGCGGCCGTCGCCAGCCGCGCATGGACGAAGGTCTTCCAGAAGTTGGCATCGAACGCCACGTGCCGGAACTCGCTCGACCGCGACACGTTCGGGATGTACCAGTTGCAGCCGTGCCGCTCGCCCGGCCGGCGGCGGTACGTCGCCATCGGCTTGTGGCCGGCCTTCAGGCCCATGCCCTTCGACAGCATCACGGCCGGGCCGAGCTTGATCGCGACGGCATTGCACACCGCCGGCAGATAGCCGGAGTCGATCAGCAGCCGCTCGACGCTCAGCAGCACGCCGTCGGTCCGCTGCCACCGCCGGGCGAGCAAATCGCCGGCGAGCTGCTCCAGGCCCGCCTGGACCGCGCCTTCCTTGCCCGCCCCGCGGAACACCGCGGCCAGCGTGGCGGTCGCGTCGCGGAGCGTGAAGTACAGCCGCTTCTGATCGGGGAACGTGCCGTAGTCGATCACGGTGCCGGTGAAGTCCTCCTCCCACGCGCAGACGCACCAGAACAGCAGCTTGTCGTGCACGTCGATGAACGCGGTGACGCGCGTCGCGGCGAGCGGCACCTCGCCCCGCGGCCGGCCGGTGATCTTCTCCGCAACCTGCTCCGCGGTGAGCCGCTCGTCCTCGAACTGCTCCATCACCGGTTCGTTCTGATACTCGGCGGCGAACGCTTCCTCGTCGCGCAGCTTGAGGTTCATCGCGTGCTGAAGCGCGGAAAGCTCGGTCTTCGGGTCGAAGCGCTCGGGCCAGGCGACGACGGCGCCGGCGTCCATCGCTTCGCGGTGCGCGGTGTAAAACGCCGTCGCCGGCTTGAGGCTCTTGCCGGTCCGCAAGCCTTCGCCACGGAGCCGCGCGTACTCGTCCCAGAGCTTCTCGTTGGTCGGGAAGGCGTAGACCAGCCTGGTGCATTCGCCCTGCCACTCGGGGTTCTTCTGGCGATCGAGCAGTTGGTCGGCGAGGTCGCCGGCGTAGATTTTGGTGCACGTCAGCACCGCGGCGATGGACTCGCCCGGACCGGCCATACACAGCACGTCGCCGGTGAGAAGCTGGAGCCGGTAGCGCGTCTGCGACGGCGAGCGCGCCGACTGCCGCGTTTGCGGATCGTCCAGCAGCACGAGCGACGGCCGCAGCGTCCGACCGTCCATCGTCGTGTGCTGCTGGCCGCGCATGTTGGCGTCCAGCGACGTGACGGTGATGATCGCGCCGGACGCCTCGTTGTACGGGCCTTCGGCGGTGGGGAAGACCAGCTTGTCCGCCGACCAGGTGCAGTAGGTCGGCCGGCCGTCGATGTGCTGGCCGATCTGCCGGCGGGCGTTGTTCTGGAGCCGGTGCAACGGATAGATGGCCTTCGGAAAGTCGGCCAGCAGCAGCGGGTTTTCGAGGATGGCTTTGCGGATCGGGGCCAGCAGTTCGATGGCCCGCTCCTGCGCGCCGCCGATCAGACACACGAACGGCCGGTACCCGGACAGGACCGCCCACAGCGCGGACAGGCGCGCGAGCGTCGTCTTCCCGGAACCGCGAGGCATGGCGAAGGCGAACAGGCCGCCTTCCTTCACCGCCCGTTCGATCTTGTCGATGACGCGCAGATGGTCTTCCGACCAGCCGCGGTAGAGCGTGGGCGCGAAGTACGTTTCGCAGAAGAAGCGGAAGTCGGCCCGCGCCCGTTCGCGCCGCTCCAGGTTGACGATCTCCGGCAGCGGCGCGACGTTCTGACTGCGCCAGGTCTCGGTGTTCTTGCGGGCCAGGTCCGCGGCCCGGGTGTCGATCGCGGGCCTTTCCGGCCGCTCCACCTCGCGGATGAGCCAGCGCAGGTAGTCCAGCAAGCGGATGTGCCGGCCGTCGTGCCACCGCCGGCCGGCGCGGTTCATCTGCCGGTCGAGACGGGACCGCGTGAGCGACTCGCCCAGCGCCGTCGAGTTCAGCAGTTGGACGAGCTCGTTGCGGGTCAGCCTGTTCGGATCAAGCGCCATCGTGCTGCCGCTTCTGCTCCTGCTGGTTGAGCCACGCCCCGTAGACGATCAGGTCGATCCGCTTGTCCACCAGTGGTAGGCCGCGGCGGATGTGCGCGCGGATCGTCTGCGGCGCCACCTTCAGCAGCTTCGCCGCGGCGGCGACCGTCAGGGCGCGGATGTCGAGTTCGGTAGCCATGCGGTCAAGTGCGGTCAAAGTGCGCTCAAAATGCGGTCATTCGCGGTCAAGTGCGCTCACTCCCAGGGCTCCATCCGGCCACGGCGCGCCGGCGCGCTTCCGCGCCACCACGTCGATGGTTCGCAGCTTTTCGTTCGGGATGTAGGACGCGAGATAGCGCGTCGGCAGCGTTTCCCACGTGTAGCCGGCAAACAGCCGGGCGACATCGACGTGCCGCTCCAGCATGGCCGTCTTATGCGCCATGCTGGCGTTGCGAAACTTCGACGAACCGGCCAGCCGGGCAATGGTCTCGGAGTCGTCCTCCACGCCACGCAGCACCAGCGCGTCGAGGATGACCGTCGGCAGGCTCTCCGTGCCGCGCGACTCAGCCGCCCAGAACCGATTGCCGCGGTAGAAGATGCCCTTGTACTCCCGGTGCTTGCCCTGGCTGAGCACCCTCGTGATTCGGCCGCGGTAGTTGACGTGGCTCATCGGCCAGCACGCACACGGCGTCGCCGGCATCGGTCGAAACGGCGTCGAGTGGACCTCGATGCCCCATTGCGGGTCGATCTTTGTCCAGCCTTCGTCCGCCGCGGCGAGGTCTTCGAGGAACTCGAACCAGTCGGCTTCCGTCTCCGTCGGATAGCCGACGATGTTGTAGACCTTCATATGGTTCGGCGCGACCTGCGCCGCCGCCAGGCCACGGAAGAAGCCGCGGAGCATGTCGCGCGTGATCGGCTTGCCGACCATGCGCCGGAGCCGTTCGGAGAAGCCGTCCAGGCCGACGATGCGGAGCTTCGGCAGGCCCCAGGTCTCCGGGCGGGCCAGGTCCAGCTCGAAGATGGTCTTCTCGGCCGAGCCGCCCCAGAGCACGTCACCCGCGCCGGCTTCGTTCTGGAGTCCGCCGACGTGCCGCCGGTGCCAGGTATAGGCGCAGAACAGGCATTTGCGCTGGCAGCCGTAGGCGGTCTCGCGCCAGGTCTTCCCGTTGGCCAGCGGCACCGCGTACGGAAACAGCGCCGTCCCGGCGTCGATGAAGTACGTGTTGCTGACATTGAACTCGGCCGCGTACACGACTGACGGGTGTTCGAGCTTCTCACCGGCCAGCGCGGCGCGGACCAGCGGAACGACGTACTCCTCGGATCGGCCCAGACAGAAGACGTCGCACCACCGCAGGAACGGCCGCACGTTGAGCAGCCCCGCGCCGCCGGCGATGACCGTCGGCCGGACCTGGCGCGGCCAGCGCAGCCGCTCGGTGACGAACGGGTACCAGTCGCAGCCGGACGTGATCGAGACCAGCACGACCTTGTACCGGCCGACCGTCGCGGACGAGCAGTAGTCCACCTCGACGCCCGCCTGCCGCAGCGCGTGGCAGACCATCTCCAGACCCGGCCAGGCACGGACGTTGTAGCTCTCGACCGCGTAGGCCGGTTTCGCGTAGCGGGACTGCACGTACACGGCCACTTTGGCGCTCATGGGTCTCACTCCACGGGGAACTCGTGGCCGCACTTCGGGCAGCGGACGGTGTCGGCGGCATCCGCGTGGGCGTCGCCGTCTTCGAGGTCGGTATCGAACTCGCGGAGGTACTCGGCAAGCTCCTTGTCAGAGAAGCCGGCCAGCTTCAGGTCGAAGCCGCCCTCGCGCAGCTCGCCCAGTTCGATCGGCAGCAGGTCCACGTCCCACTCGGCGTTCTCGGCGGTCCGGTTGTCAGCCAGGCGGTAGGCCCGGGCCTGCTGGGGCGTGAGGTCCGCGGCGACATGCACGGGGACCGTCTTGAGGCCGAGCTTGAGGGCCGCCTTGTAGCGCGTGTGCCCGACGACGATGACGCCATCCGAGTCCACCACGATCGGTTGCCGGAATCCAAACTCGCGGATGGACTCGGCGACGGCCTGGACCGCCTTGTCGTTGCGCCGCGGGTTCTTTTCATAGGGTCGGACCCGGTCGATGTCCCATTGCTCGATCTTCACGGCTGGTGGACCTCCTGCCCCGGCGTGCGCGCGGCCGAACGAAAAAAACCTGCTCCGGAGCCGTTCTCGCGGCGGTTCTTTTCCGACGGACCGTCGGAAGGACCCGGAGCGTCCCCCGAAACCTCTGCGACCTCTGCAACCTCTGCACGACGGAGACGCGGCCAGGCCCACACGTCCTTGCTGATCTGCGGGCCGTGATACTCGGCGCAGTAATGCCACTCGTCGGCCGGCGGCAGGCACACGTGCGGCAGCGGGCACGCCAAGCCGCTGCTGGTGGGCACCTTGGACCGCAGGCAGTCCGCGCAGCGGCAGTGCTTCAGCAGCGTGACCGGCCCGGGCAGGTGCAGAGGTTGCAGCGGTTGCAGGGGTCCGGCGTCGATACGCTCTGTACGGGCGCGCGCGTGCGCGCGCGCGTGCGCCCGCGCATGCGTAAGGCTGTGAGAAACCTCTGCAACCTCTGCGTGCCGCTCGTAACCTTCGCTCGGTGCGCGACTTGGCGATGCAGAGGTTTTACAAAACCTCTGCACGACCTCTGCAACCTCTGCGTGACGACCGCCGCGCATGGGGTCCGCCGGTTCGCGCAAAACCCCTGCAACCCCTGCGTCCTGCGTGGCCAGCCGGTGAAGGACATTCTCAAGCCCCATGGATGTCCTCCAGCCGGTAGACCGCCTGACGAGCCTTGCGCTGACGGATGCGCCACTGGCCGATGGGTGCGTTGACGTGCCGCGTCAACAGCTTGCCAAACACCGAGCCGCGGGCGGCGATGCCGTTGCGAGCGAACACGAAGCCGAACAGGCCGTTCTGCTCGGCGAGGTTCATCAGTTCGAGCGCTGTCACTTCGGCCGCGCCGAAGGTCTCATGCCACACCTCGACAAACGTCTCCATCTCGGAGCCGTGCGGGTTGGCCACCTTCTGCCACTCGCCTTCGTTCGTGCGCCACGCCCGCAGGCCGTTGACTTGCAGGATGCCGCCGACCACCTCCGACCAGCTCTCGAAGCCGCCGAGTCGGTCGGTGCATGTCGGCCGGCCGGCCGCGAGCCAGTTCTCGACCAGCCCGAGCAGGCATTCCAACACCGTCCGCCGCTGCCGGCGCACGTAGGCCCGGATGTCGGGATGCTGGAAGTCGGTGCGGGCCTCCGGGTTGGCCGAGGCCGGCTCGATCATGATGGGGACGATCCGCTTGGCGATCTCCCCGGACGCCTGGACGTTGTTGCCCGTGCCAACGACCGTGAGGTTGTTCGGCAGTGACACGTTTCGCGAGTAGCCCAGCAGCCGGCCCAGGAAGCGTTGGGTCGTCAACAGGCTCGCCAGCGCCGGCGAGTCGATGTAGGACGGCAGGTTGTCCAGGTGCATCAGCGTTTCACCTTGGAGCAGCATCGCCAGGATGCGTTTCTCGCGCTCCTCCTCCCGGTCGGTGATCTGCATGGACGGCGTGTCGCGGCCGGTGACGATGCCGCCGAAGACCTCGTTGACCAGCTTGCTCTTGCCGGTTCGCTCCAGGGGCGCGTTGAGCAGGTGCATCGGGCGGTTGCCGTCCAGCGCGGGCGTGACGATGGGCGTCAGCAACAGGCCAAAGAAGTTCTGCCGGTCCGCTTCGCCCTTGAACGGGAAGTCCACGACGAGATCGTGCAGTACGTTGTGAATGACCTCGCAGTCGGTCTCCGGCCGCAGGTCGCGCAGCTCGACCGGCTCGTCGTAGAACAGCCCGTCATGCCAGCCCGGCTCAACAAGCTCGAAGCCCGGCCCATAGACCGGGTAGGACACCATCAGCGACAGCTCGCGGACGCCGGCCGCGCCGGTCGCATGGGCGACGACCAGGCCCGCGGCGTCCTTGTTGCACGCCTGGTAGAGCAGCAGTTGCTCTTTCGTCTGCCGGTGTGTGACCCACTTCCCGAGCTTGACGTGGCCGTCCACGACGATGCGCATCCGGTCGGCCGACAGCTCGACCCACTTCCGCCGGCCGGGGGCGCCGATGATCTCGCCGGGGATGAAGTCGCGCCGGTAGATCGCGTCGTCCGGCAGCCGCGACAGCACTTCCGCGGCGAAGTCCGCGCTGGACCGCTCGATGTATTCGTCCTGGTCGTCCTTGTGCGGGCCGGGGAGCAGGATGTACTCGCTTGAGTCGCCGTCGGGATCGCCTTCGCCCGCCGGTCGGTCGCGCAGCTCGATCCGGCGCGGCTGGGCAATGCCCGAGTCCAGACCCGAGCGAAGCGTGGCGTCGATTTCCTTCGGCTCCAGGCCGACCGATTCGGCGGCGCTGCGCAGCGCTGCTTCCACCTCGGCCCGGTCCAGATAGCCGCCGCCGATCAGCCGGCCCAGGCTGAACGCCGCCCGGTTGAGCGTCTCATTGCGCGTTCCGTCGGCGGCGCTGCACAGCGCGTGCAGTTCGAGTTGCAGCGCCCGCTGCGCGTAGCGGGCCGCTTTGGCGTCGGCGCGGTCCGTTTTCGCGGCGGGCGGTCCGGGAGCCGGTCGGGACGGCGTTTCGAGCGCCGCGGGCAACGGCGGCCCCGCCGCGGCCTGTTTGGCGCGCTCTGGCGACTCCAGCAGTTTCACGATGTGCGCCGGCAGTTCGGCGATTTCCACCTTCCACGGCTCGCGGCCTTCCGCCCACGTGTACGTCGCCCCGGTGTCGGGATGCACCGAGCCGGGGAAGACGACCTGCCCGCGGTCGGCCTTAACGTCGATGTGCGGCCCCAGCTTCTTTGAGGAGTTGCCCAAGGGGCGGTCGTGGCGGAAGTAGAGGTGGAACGCGCCCGGGCGCCCGGATAGCGCCGTCACCGTGCCGGGCAGATCGAGCGGCTCGATGTCCGCGCCGGGGTCCACGTCGATGACGACGATGCCGCTGGCCCGGCCGGTGCGCAGGCCGACGTTGCCCTGCGCCGCCCACGCGAGCACCTGTTCCAGCGACTCGCGCGGCGCGGACTGCCAGCCCTTCAGCACGGGGCGCTTGCCGTCCAGCGGCGTGAACGACCAGCCCAGGCCGTAGCCGTAGCGGACGCTTGTCGCCAGCGGGCTACCCGAGCCGGACGCCGGCGGCGGCGAGTCGCCGCCGCACGTCTTCGACGGACTTTGCGAGGATGTAGACACCGTGGAACCTCTCGATCATCTCCTGAAAGCTTCGTTGCGCGCTCGACTGCCGACCGGTCGCGGCCTTGACCTCGATCTCCAGGCGCCGGCCGTCGGGCAGGATTCCGGTGAGGTCGCCTTGTCCGGGTATACCGAACCGTACTACGCGCTGGCCGAGCCGGGCGACGCCCACGTTCGCCCGCCACAGCCGCAGCACGGGCAGCGTGCCGAACGCGCGGAGGATCGCGTTCTGGAGTTCCTTCTCCGTCACGCGACATCCCTCCGCGGCCAGTGCCCGAACGCATCGCGGAAGCGATACGCCGCCCAGCCGCGCTTGTAGCCTTTCTGTGCCGCGATCCGCAGCAGCTCGCGATAGACCTCGGCCTTCTCTTCCGGTGTGGCGTCTTGCGGGTTGACCAGCTCGCCGCCGGCCACGATCGGCGCGACGCCGAAGCGGTCGAAGAAGCGGTAGTAGCTCCAGCCCGGCTTGTAGCCGGCGGCCTCGCGCTGCGCTTCGATCTGGACCCACACCTGCCGCCGGTACTCGAACGCCGAATCGTCGAACTCGGCGAGCTCGCCCTCGCCGTGAATCGCCGGCCGGCGCCGCTGCCCGCCGTCGCCGGCCTGCGGCTCCCAGCCGCACTCGGGACAGCACGGCTCGCTCGTCTCGAACAGCAGCCCGCAATGACCGCAGCGCCGCAGGCCCAGCGGCTCCGAAAAGCCGACCTTCTCATCGCTCAGCGTGTAGTCGAGCCGCCGTGTGACGAGGCCGTGCACGTGGTGGTTGCCGGCGTGGTCCAGGACGATCGCGCCGGTCTTGCCGTCGGCAGCACGCATGATGCGGCCGATCATCTGGAGATGCAGGTTCAGCGACGCGGTGGGCCGGGCGATGATGGCGCACTCCAACGCCGGCAAGTCCCAGCCTTCGGTGAGCACCATGCAGTTGGAGACGACCAGCGTTTCGCCGCTCGCGAGCCGCGCCAGGATGGCATCGCGTTCGGCGCGCGGCGTGGCGCCGTCGAGGTGTTCGGCCGGCACGCCCGCCTGCCGGAACGCTTCGGTGATGGCTTCGCTGTGCGCGATGTCCACCGCGAACGCGGCGGTCCGCCGGCCAGCGGCGCGCTTCTGCCAGGTCTCGACGATGTCGGCGTTGAGCTCGGCGGTGTTGGTCCGCTCGGCGAGCGCGCCCAGGTTGTAGTCGCCGGCCACGACGCGCACGCCACGCAGGTCCGGGGCCTTCGATGCCCAGACCCGCGGCTTGTGCAGCACGCCGGCGGTACAGAGTTCGTCTGACCAGGCCGCGACGACCAGCTCGCCGAATAGGTCGCCCAGGCCGCGCCCGTCGAGTCGGAACGGCGTCGCGGTGAGGCCGATCAGCGCGGCGTCGGTGTAGTCGCTGAGGATCTTCTGATAGGTCTCGGCCGCGGCGTGGTGGCACTCGTCCACCACTACCAGACCGGCGGGCGGCTTGTTCCGCCGCACGAGCGTCTGCACCGACGCGACCTGCACGTGGGCGTCGGGGTCGCTTTGGTAGCCGGCCATGACGATGCCGGCGCGCAGGCCGTGTGCGGCCAGACGCTCAGCGGCTTGGTCGATGAGTTCCTTCCGGTGCGCCAGCCACAGTGTCCGTCGGCCCAGCCGCTCCACGATCTCCGTCGCGATCGTGGTCTTCCCGCTGCCGGTCGGACTGACGAGGATCGGCCGCTGGTCGAGCTTCTCGATAACCGTCTCGACCGCCCGTTCCTGGTAGTCCCGAAGCTGTTGGCGTGCAGGGGCTGCAATCATCGTTCAGTCCGGAATCGACCGTGCCGCCCGGTCCGAGCGGGAGTCGCCGCGGCGACCCCCGACTCGGCCAGGCAGGGGAGACCAACCACAGGCGGGCGTCGGAATCGAACCGACCGGCGCGAGGTAATGAGCCTCGCAGGCCCACCAGGGCCGACCCGCCGCCGCGTCAGAACGGGACGATCCGCGTCGGTCCCTCATCGCGCATCACCGCCCACTCGGCCGGGCTGAGTTCGTCGGGTTGCTTGCCGGGGAAGAGCTCGGCGAGGATGCGGAACCACTCGCCTTCAACCGCACCTTGATCCCACTGCGGCCCCGTGCACCCCCGGCAGAACGCCTCCCACGCTTCCGCCATCGTGCTGCCGGCTGGGTCGCGCGTCGCTTCCGCCGGCGGCGGCGCGGGTTCAGGCTTCGGCGCCGGTGCGGTCGTGGGCGCCGTCGGCTGCGCCTTCGGCTTCGCCGGCGGGAGCTTCGGTGGCGCGGCTGGTTTGATCGGTTTCGCCGGTGCGGGCACCGGGCCGGACAGCGCCCGGAGCTTCGAGCCGAGCCGGTTGCCGATGGTGCGGCGCGTGGCGTCGTCGGCCTTCGTCACGCCGCCGCCGCCCGTGCTGCCAAAAGGGTTGAGGTACTGAACCTTTATCCGCGTCTTCCCGCCGTACTCCTCGAAGCCGAGCTTCACCTGCACGGCGTGTTCGGCGAGGTCGGTTTCCTGAAGCCAGAACGGATCGCGCCCATCCCAGCCGAGCGCCGCTTTCAGCGCGTCGATGGTGACGGTGTTGAGCGAGCCGTCCTTCTTCTCCAGGTAGAAGTAGCCTGTGATCTCCCACTTCTCGCCGGCGCAGTCGGCCCACTCGCCGGACGCCTGGAGTTCCTCGTACAGCTTGAAGCGGATGATGCACGTGGCCAGCTTGTTTGGCCCGGTCTCGTCGATGCCGATCTCGACCGGTTGCGCGTTGAACAGTCCTTCGCGTGTGGGCAGCATCGGTGTGGTCTCCCTACTCGGCCTCGTGGGCCAGCAACTTTTTTCAGAGGGTGGTGTCGAACTGGACCAGCTCGACCGGATCGGCGAGCGTGCGGCTCTTCGCCATGCACCAGGGCATTTCCTGGGGATAGATCGTCCGCGTGCCGTGGCCCTGAGCCTTGCCGTTCTTCGTGGACTCCACGTCGTAGCCGACGTACAGCAGGTGATCGAGCCACTCGCGGACCCGCAGGCGGATCGACGCCTTCCCGCTGCTCGGGCTCTGGAGCCGCGGCTCCCAGCGGATGTAGTCCTCGCCCTTGGGGTTCGGCACCGTGGCAGTGCAGTCGTGCATGATGAGGACGACGTTGCGGCCGGCGCGGACGTGCTGGTCGAGATCGCTCAGCAGCGGCAGGAAGGTCTCGTAGTTGTGTTGATAGCCCTTCCCGAAACCGTAGTCCTCGATCCGCCGGATGACGACGCCGTCCTTCTCATGCCGCACGTTGCGGAGCGTCCACTCCAGCGCCAGTTCCTCGGCCTTCGTCGCCGAGTCGATGACGATGGTGCGCACGTCGTCCCAGCCGTCGCTGTGCAGCGCATCCCGAACGTCCTGCCAGCCGGCGACGCCGTCCACGCGGCGGATATCGAGTTCGCCCAGCGACGGCCGCAGAATCGGCAGCGAGTCGTCGAGGTCGATGAAGGCGACCGGGCCGGGCGCGGTGGCCGCGAGCGTCGTCTTTCCGATTCCGCCCGGCCCGAACATCCCGACGCGATGGCCTTGCGGCTCGATCGCGCCGAAGGCGACACGCCGGACGGGGAGGGCGTACGGGGCGCGTGGGGCCGCGGCGGTCATCGCGGCACCTCCGCGCCCGGCCGGCGCACCGTGAAGCCGTCCCGCCCGAACTCACGGATGGCGAAAGCGGCAAAGATGCCGTTGACGATCTGCCCGACGGCGGTAGAGGCGTCCACCGTCGCCGTCCGCGCCTCCGGGTCGATGCGGTAGGCGCTGTCCAGCCGAACCCGCGCTTCGCTGAACACGCCCTCCGCGGCCAACAAAGCCAGCAGCAGCGTGTCCTCGACATCACGCAGGTCGGTCCCCTCGCGGAACTCGTACTTGTAGGCGGTTTTGGTCATGGGTTTCCTTTCGCACCGGCTTGCGCTACCGGCTTCCCGGTACATATGCCGTCCACGTCCAGACTGTCCGGGGAGAAGCAGAATTCGCGCATCCCCCGACGCGCCAGGTGTTCGCGTATGCGCCGCTTCGCGTTCCGCACCTGCCGCCTGGAAATGCCCAAGTCATTGGCGACGGCGGCCTCTTTGCTATCCGCGAGGAGAAGGGCGATCTTCTTTAGATCGGGCGCGAGGCCACTGATGGCTTCCGCCAGTTCGGTGAGGTGAGCCTGATCCGGCACGCTCTGATGCTGCCCACCCCAGCGACGGCGAAGGTCAGCCTCCGTGACCAGATCACCTAATGTCGGATCGCGGCCCCCCGCGTGGCCCGCGGTGCTGCTCTCCAAGGACGCGACCACGAGCCCGCGGCCACGTTTGATTCGATGCCGCTCTCGGATCATCATGGCAACGGCGGAGTTGACGACTGCGGCGATGAAGGCACCCGGTGTACCACGCGCAGGGTCAAACAACCGTGCTTGTTCCAGGACGTGGACGATTAGGTCGTGCTCGACATCCTGCCGGTCTGAAGGGCGAAATCCTGGCCGATGACACAAGTCATAGGACTTCCGAGCAAGAAGCGATTTGACGGACTCCGAGCCCAGCGCGGCCCGAATTGTCTCCCGAGACATGTCTGCCTCCGAGGCCGGAGGCAGGCTCGTAGGTGTCAGCCGATGTCAGCGCGCAAGAAGAGCGCCCGCCGCGCCACGCAGCGTTGAGTGTCCGCAACATCGACGACACCCAACGACGCGTGCTTCGCGGCCTGTGTGTACTGGCGCTAGTCAGCGCGGATTGCTAAGACATTCGACACGAGACCCATGAGGCAGCAGATTAGTCACGGCGAGCGGCAGCGCGGACGCACACAGCCCCCGAACGCGTGTTCAATGACGATCAAGAGTGGCACGTTGCACCTCCTTCGCAGCGCGTTGGATGTGCAACCATCGTGGATCGAAGCGGATTTGTTTGACGGAACGTGCGCGGCAAACAAGAGGCACAGAAGGCGCAGCGAAGCGGAAGCTAAGCCGAAGCGCGGTCGGCCCCGGTGACAAGTCGGCGCCCTTCTTCGGTAATGCGGACGCCGCTTCGGGGACCCTCTGGATACTCGACGAGCTTGTGCTCGACGAGTTTTTGCAGAATGGAGCCAATCGTCCTTTCAGACAGCCGAGTGCCAGCCGATTCGGTCGCCGCGACAAGATCGGCCTGCTGCATCAGCACCGTCGCAGTGCCGAGCACCCGCAGGACCATGAGTGCGTGTTTTGTTGGCGTGTAGGCCAGCGGTACGGCTTCTTCCGCATCTGCGGCAGACGGCGCCAGCCGATGTGCCTTCTGTGCGCCGAGCGCGAACGCGGTCATCAGCCCACATGTGGGGTCCAGCTTCCCTTGATTGAAGTCATGCACGTTGGCCTTCATCGCCTCCTCGATCACAGAGTTGACCTGCTCGGCATGACGCCGGTGCAGATCAAACAGCTTGCCGACGGCGAATGGCATGTAGATAATCTATAAGTTCTTGTGGCCAGCGCACTTACGCGCACTTGCGCGAAGCATGGCCTCCCGT